CCGCCATTTACGTCAATAGTCGTAAAGGTAGATGTACCTGACGAAGTAACATTACCTGTAAGGTCACCAGTGACATCTCCTGTTACGTTACCAGTTAAGTCACCTGTTACGTTACCTGTTACTGGACCTACAAGAGATGTACCTGTAATAGTAGTACCAGTAATTGCAGCAGCGGTAGTGCCACCAATTACGGTGTCATCAATAGTACCACCTGTAATAACTACAGAGTCAATGTAGCCAATGCCATCAATGTATAAATCTTTAAACTCTGCACCTGATGCACCAAGGTCAACATCATCATCTGTTACAGGTTTTAGTACACCATCTTCTAGTCGAATCTGTTCTACTGCAGCAGAAGAAACTTCATTGTAGAAACTAATTCGGTTATTAGATGTATCAATTACAACTTTGTTTAATGCGTCAGTATCAGCAATCAGAGGTACGTAAGCACCTTCAGTAGAGCTACCATCGTGTTTGTGACCACCTACGAAAGCAAAGGCATCCCGTATTGCATTATACTCTGCGTTTACTGGTGCAGCTTTAATAACCGCATTAGCGATAATGTCAGCTACGGACTGTCTTGAATAACCTGCCATTTTATAACCTGTCTCCTACTCCAAATGTAATCACTAGACCCTGAATACTATGTGATGCATCTGAGCTATTTGTAACATATCTAAATGATGCTGATTTACCCGAACCTGATATGTTTGTTCTTTGTACTGGTGATGGATTACCATCAAATATTGCGGTACTATTATATATTGCTTCATTATAGTAAGCTGCAGCACCTGTTGTAGATAAATTAAAGTTTGTTGGATTAAGAGTATTTACATCTTCATAATCATAAACTGCCGACATAACAATTTCATTATCACCTTCAGAACGTAGGTATGTAGCTACTGTATAGAACACTTTACGTTGCTCAGGGTCTTGCATATGAAAAAATGGAGTTTGAAAAATACTTAATATATTTTCTCCATCAAAGTCATTGCCTTGTTCTTGCCTGTGAACTTTACCAGAACTGTCTCCGTGTATTACAAATTCGTTTTGACCAATATAACCACTATCTGAACATGTAGCTGTTATACCTAACATCTGACTATACTCAAACTGCAATCCGTTAGGTGTTGGTCTGAAACCACCAATAATACCTTGTGAGTCTGCTGCAGCAAAAAAATAACGAAACTGTGTTTTTTGTCGTATTACTACTGCATTTAATCCTTCAAGATCAATATCAAACACAATGTCAGTAAAGATAGACTGAATGTCTTTTGATACTGTCTCTAGGTTAACGTCACCAATTTTATCTGTACCACTAACAGGACGTAGACCATCTTGTGATAAGAAGAGTAAGTCACCACCGATTTCAACAACACTGTCTGTAGCTAGGCATCCAAGGTCATCTGTAACTTCTTGTAATACAAAGTTAGAGATGTTGTTACCAACAAGTTTACGGATGTTGTTACTGCCAAAGACATATAGTGAATCTCTAAAAGACTTGATAGCTACAACAGGAAACCCTACATTTATAACACCTGATCCATTTGCTGCACTGTAATCTGTTTCATCATATGGCGCACTGAAGTATAGGTTTGTCTGCTCATTAGGATCACCTGCTAAGAACATATGATTCTGAAATACTGCAGAGTATCTTGGGTTATCTGGTGCATCAGCATGTGTGATCTGTGTATAGGTAGTACCATCATACGTAGCTGCAGGGTTAACAGCATCAGTAAGTAAAACTTTAGGACTACCCCAGTTGTACTTAGTAAAACGTACTTTTGTTACACCTGTCATTGTAGGAGAACCAGAAGTAGTTACTGCAACCCAAGCTGATGTAGCTGTATCCCAGTAGTGTAGATAATTGTTGCCACTAGAAGGTGTACGACAAGCTAGAATACCATCGTTGATACCATTAGCTACACAAACACCTAATACATTACCTGTGCCTGTAACTGTACCGTAGTCGTTACTAAAGCCGTTAATCTTTCTGTAACCACCAGTAACAGCAGGTTCATAATTAATTAAAGCAACTGCTGATCCTGGCTGTGTCTCACCTTGTGACAGCACGTCACGACTAGTGTTTAGACCGCCTTGGCAGAATACTTTAAAGGAAGCTAAGTTATCAGCCATTAGATCACACTGTTAAAAGTACTAGATGCAGGACGTTGTATTACAGTTGAACGAACATATAAGTTATCGTCCATTAGAATACGCCGCATTGATTTTATACCTTCTTCAAAATTTCTTTGGTGCATAGCTGCACTCTGTTCATTACTACGGAAACGCATAATAAACATAATAGCACCATCAATAACTACATGCTTAAAACGATCAGGTATTACCATAGTATCTGTATATAAAACTAAGTCATCAGGAAATGAAAAGTATACATACTCAACTTCATAAGCGGCATTTGTTAATGGTGTAACTCCAAATTTTTCTTCTAGTGTTTGATATATGTAAATAGGTTTACCTATACCATTTGTTTGATCTCCTTCATCGTCTTGTGTACGATAATTTTGAAGGTAGTCATTATATGTTAATGTATTTAAATGTCTAGGTGTATTATCTAATCCCGTAGTCTTTTTTAGAAAAAACGAATCCCAATCTACAGTACCCATGTCTGATGGAAAATCATACGTGCGTTGTGCTGTAGTTAATGTTTGGGTATATGTTGTTTTTAAAAAAGGCCACTCTTGTCCGTCTTGTAATATAAGACGAATACTATTATTTACTGCATCTTTTGCAAGTCCTTGAACATTACGTACAGTATCAAAACCATCACCAGCAGTATCTAGTGTGACTTCATTTAATCGTCTTAATGTATCATTAACAAGCGTAATGTAAGTAGTTGCCATTTTATAAGCCTTTATATTAGCCTAAAGGGGCCAGTTGCCCAGCCCCTTAAAGTGTTTTTATTATGCTAGTGCATCACGTGTGACTTCATCGGCAGACATTTCGCCAAGTCCATCAACATCCATCAACACTGCCCATACACGTACCTTACCTGCGGTAGATACTGTTGTAGCAGCTTGGATCAATACATCAACTGTGTCTGATGTTGTGACCAAGATTGGAGTTGCAGTGTTTGCTAGTGTTGCATAATCACCTGCAGAAGCAGAGTCAAAAGCAAAACCATCAACAAACGCATCAACGTCACCACCTGTGATACCAAGATCAAGAACTGTACCTGTACCACCTGAAGGTGCTGTAGTACATTCCATACCTGCAGCCATTACCATTGTGTTTGCACCAACAGTAATTGCTTGAATAATATCAGCAGCAGCTAGGGCAGAACCCTTTGCAGTTGCAGCAGCAGCAAGATCAATTTCTTGCTCTACCATATATGGAGAACGTCCACGTGCACTTGAACCGTGTGCGGCAGCGGATAAAGAAGTAACTGTAGCCATTGTTTATCCCTCCCTATTAGCGCAAGTTGTATAGCGCATTAACCAACGCTTCTGGGCGTAGGATTTTGCGACCGTATAGATGCATACCACGAACAATGTCTGCAAATGAGTCAGGGTCACGATATGTTTCTGTCTTATTGATCTGCTCTGCAGTTGCAACGGCTGAGTCATGACCACCTACGATAACACCGTAGTTAGTTGCATTTGACGCTGCGTTTGTTGCAGGACCAGAACCAATTGTTGGTAGGTTGTTTGAAACGTAAACACGGAAACCATGTAGGTTGTTCAACACAAGACCGTTGCGAAGTCCACCTGACTCACCGAAGTCTGCGTTTAGAAGACGTGAATCTTCGTCACGTAGAATTTCCATGAATACTGGGTCAACTACAAGCCACCGTCCAGATGTGTCAACGTTCTGTTGGTCTAGTTTACGAGCCATACGTGCAATCATTTGCAATGGGTTTGCTTCACCTGCTGTTGAAGGTGTAGCTGTTGCACCACCAGTACGTGGTAGCAATGCAATAGATTGCGCTGCTGTGCCTCCGTTAAAGTCAGAAGCATCCAACTTCATTGAAGCAAGCAGTTCGTCAGAACCTGCAGTTGTTACAGCTTTAGAACCGTTTACAGTTGTGTTAACTGTATCTGGGTTGCCGTGAATTGCAGATTGTTTATAACCTGACAGATAACCAAGAACGTCTTGGTCAAACTGATCCGCTAGGCGATATGCCGCACGGTCAGATGCAAGGCTTTGGAAATTGACGTGGCTGTGAGCCTCTTCAATATCGTCTACCTTGAAAGCAAAATAGTTTGCTTTGTCAATGGTCAATGAGAAATCCTCATCGTCCAAATCTTGTGGCGTGATTGTAGTACCACGATCATACGCCTTAACAGTGATCTCAGGTTCTTTAATGATTTTGACTGAATCGCCCATGTTTGCGATTTCACCAAAATAATCTGAGTTTGTCACTGCTTCAACAACAGATGCCTTGCGGAATGCAAGTTGCACCTGTTTGGAATAGATTACTGGACTAAAATTACCATTGGGTAAATTGCCGTAACCTGATGCTGTTGAAAATGCCATAACATTTCTCCTTAAAGCATAAACAGATGCTAAACACACAGAGTACTATATAGGAGGCTAGACATCGTAGGGTGCGTAGTTTATAACACTTGGCCTTTGTGTTACAGCTACGGGCCATGAATTACTAGGTAAGTCCGTAAGGTCTGTTGTTTGCGTGGGGAATATAGATTACACAGGTATTCCATTACTGGGGCTGCATAACCTAGTATATATATAGTTATATCATAAATAACTATAATGTCAATACTTTTTACCTAGCTGAACCAGATAAATCGTAAATAAAGTTTCCAGTGCGAATAGCTTCCATAATGTTATCGGCATTACGTTCGTATTCTTGTGGAGACATTTTCTGTACCTCAGATTCTCGAATAGCATTTCCCATAGCATCGGATTGAGGTTTGCTACGTTCATTCCGTGTACCCACAGAACGTGCAGCATCTTTTGATGAAGCAGACTTTTTAGTTGTAATATTACGGTCTGCTTTATACAAATCAATTGCTCGTGCAGCAGAACGTGCATCTGCATCATTTTCATAAAGAGCATCTTGAACCCACTTAGGTTGTTCTTCTGCCCATTCATGGAAGTCATCACTGTCACGAATAGTACCAAAATCTGGATGCAGCTTTAGTAGTTCTACTTCCGCTTTTTCACGTGCTGCATTTGCTTTCATTTCGTCGATTTCACGAACACGATCTTCAAGACCTTGTGACTGTTCTTTTGCTTTTTTAATTGCAATAGTTTCAACGATAGCAGCTACATCTGGATACTTAGTTGCCCAAGCTTCAATGTCTTCATCAGACTTTGGTAGTTTAATCTCACTCTTAGTTGCTTGATTCAGTTGTGTTTCAAGAGCTTTAATACGATCTTCGTATTCTTTTTCTTTTTGTTGTTGATGTCTACGTAGATCACCGTAACGTTTCTTAAAACTTTTTTCTTCAGCATTAGCAGGTTCAGCTTCTTGTGGTTCTTGCTCCACCGCTTCACCTTTTTGTTCAGCTATAAGCTGCTCTAATTCCTCTTCTTCTTTTTTTAATCGTTCTTCATTTGTGTATTTACGATTAGCAAAAGCTACTTTCTTTTGAGGCTGCATTTCTTCAGCCATAATTGTGTCTGACATTTTGTCTTCCTTACTGGGGCCACCGTAGCCTGTTGGTAGGGGGATGGGTAGGCCAGTCATATTAGTGTTTGTAGTTAGGTACACTAAACCTATTCGTCTCTCCAATTAGGATTATAATTATCTGTACCCCAACCTGAAGCCTCTTTAATAGCTTTAGTTGCGGCTTTACTTGCTTCTGATTGTGCTTTAATTGCTGCACCCCAATTTGGATCATCAGTACTTGTAGAGTTTACTGCTTGAGTTGCTGATACCCAATCATCCGCTGCAGATTTTGCTGCCGCAGTTTTTTCACTTTGTGTTTTTGGTTTAGATTCTGTTTGTGCTTCTTGAGTTGATCCCATGCCAAAATCAGTATCATCTACACTTTGATCTCTACGACCTCCTGCTAATGATGCTGTTAAACCAAGAAGATTTCCTTCAGAATCAGTTGCTTGAATACCTGCTTGTCCATCAAAACCAAGCAAGTCTCCTAACCAAGTATCACCAAAGTTTCCTTGTTGACCCGCAACAAGTTTTCCAGTTTTATCATCATAAGATTTAAGATTTTCATATAGACTTTTTTCTCCACCAAATATGCTTTTCTTACGCATGTGTCCACTAATATCTACACCTCTTTGTTTAGCTACTTCAAGCATATCATTATATTTTGCAACCATTGCTGTTCCAAACACAGCACTAGGCAATATACCTAAAGATGCACTTAATGCACTACCTACAGTAGTTAAAGTTTTCATTTGATCTAAAGACTTTTTAAATTCAGTTTTATCCATCTTTAAAAGTTCTTCTAAAGACTTGCCTGTTTTGTCTTGTGCTTTAGTTAATTTAAACGGAGTTTTACTATTGTCTTTAGCCGCTTCTGTTACTTGAGTAGTTTCTACAGACGTAGATTCAAGATCATCTGTTTGTGATTCATAATCTTCAAGAGGAATAAATCCTTCAGGAATATCTGTTATAGGATTGCCTTGATAAAAATTAATTACTTTGCGTTCCCCTGTTTCAGGATTAATGTATTCTTTTGTTGTGTATACATCTTCAACAGTATCAAAGAATTTGTTTTCTGTTGATGCAGTACTTACACCCGAAGAAGTATTAACAGCAGTTTGCGTTGCTGTAGTTTTAGGTGCTAGGCTACCATCATCAAAGGGTGTTGTTTGATTTGTTACAAACTTAGGAATATATCCACCTGCAGGAGAAGGTGCAGGAGTAGGCGGAGCTACAGAACTAGGTGGTGGTGTATATGTTGAAGTAGTTTGTTGCCCTTGATAAATAGAAGGTTGATAACCCATAATGCCAGTAGCAGATGGGACATACGTACCTGCCTGTGCATGTACTATACCACCTTGCGCCATTTCACGAGGTTCATCTTCCATAGGTTCTGCACCTACAATAATAAGATCAGCAGGACCAAAAGGAACATCATCATCTAATGTAGCTTCGTCAGAGTTTCCCATCTGCCCCATAGCTTCCATTTTCTTTAGGCCAAACTTAGCTTCATCACGAAGCTGCATTATTTTTTCTAATCCATGATAACGTACAACATCAGCAGGTAGGACAAACTCACCCTCACTTAGCATAGCAGGAATATCATCACGTACTTCTTTTTTAGTACTTCCAGTAGGAACATCGTTCCCTGATTCTTCGTCTACCATGCCACCTTCATCTTTAAGGCCACCGTCTTCAAAGAGTTCCATTTGTTCTTCCATAGTAATTTCCTTACTGAGATTTTAATACTTCGTCACGTAATAGTTTTAGTCTACGCAATTGATAGATAGCACCTTGTGCTCTATACACCGCAATAGGCTCACTAGTTTGTTCCATAGTACGATGTTGTTGTGTTATAATAAAGTCTAAGTATTCTTCAAACTTAGACCATTGGGCTTGGTTGCTGACCAGCCCCTTGAGCTTGCTGAGGTGCTCCTTGTCCTGCATTACCACTAAATCCTTGTTCTTGTGGTGTCGGTGCTTGTCCTACACCAATATTTCCACCACCTGCTCCTGATGTATCCATTAGGTTTGCACCTGCTGGACCACCTTGTTGTGCTTGCTGTTCTTGCTGGAACTGTTTCATTAGTTCAGCTTGAATTGCAGCCTCATTCATATTGTTGGTAACTTGTTCGGGGTCAAGATCAAGAGACTTTGCAATCTCACGAATAATATATTGAAACTTAGCAAAGGGTGCAAGTGCAGGGTTAGATGATACTTGCAAGAATTGCATAAGTCGTTGGCTACGTACTTCATTAGCCATAAGTGACTCTGTTCCACGTGCTTTAACTTCTAGGTCACCTTTAATTTCAGGATCAAAGTCAAACTGCATATTAAAACGGAACAGTCCTTCACCTAGTGGGCGAAGTAAATAATCATCTACGTTTTTAATAACATTCTTAATAGTACCACTCGCAGCACCCATTAACATACTAATACCACTAGCAGTACGACCTACACCCATAACACCTGTCTGTCCATGTGCAAAGGAAGGAAAACCTGTCGATTCATCTGCAAGCACTCGTGCCTTGTCAAACAATTGTAAGTTCTCACCTGCAACATTAGGAAACTTAGTACCAAAGATAGCTTGTCCTGGGGCACCACCTTGTCTACGGAATACTTTTCCTGGGTATACCGATAGGTCTTGGCCTGGGACTAGGTTAGTTTCATCTACCTCAATCAAAAGGTTACCAGATAATACTGCATTGTCAACAGCCATTCGCATGAAACCATTCATCAATGTTTGAGTGTCGTCCATGTTTTCGGCAATACCTACGCCAAAGAATGAATATGGATTTAGTTCATATGGTGCTGCCATGTAAGGAATACGAGCAGGTTTGAATGGGTTAAGTACCATACGCAATAGTTTGTTGTTACAAATCCAAACGTTTGCTTGTAATTCATCTACGTCTTGTAGCTCACGAGGAATATCTACTCCTTGATCAAGTAACATTTCTACGTCTACCATGCCCCAATACTCTAAGACTTCAAAACGTTCAATGCCATGCTCTGGTGCGTAATCTGCTAGATCATCTTCCCAATATTCTTTATCATAGTTTTCTCCCATAGCAATTGCTTCATCAATAACTTGACTACGGAAGTATGGACGTTTTTTTAAACTACGCATTTGTGAACGAGATAGCTTATGACGTTCAACTACATACTGCGCTTCATCCATATTGTTAGCATCTGGGTCTGGATAAAAGTTCCATACAGATACATGAGATACTTGTGGAATAGTTTTAAACGTAGGCTCATACTCGCCTGTTTCATCATTCCAATTAGGATATTCTTTGTCTACAGCGAATGGACCTTTCATAACACCAGTGCCAAACAGTGCCATTTCGAATGCTGTACTACGTAAGTGTTTAGATGCAGATGATTCATCAAGTTGATCTTGAATTTTCTTTTGCATTTTTTTAGCTGCAATCATAGCAGGACTAAACGTAACAGATGTAGGTGTACCACCAACACCTTCTTTAACACCGTCTACAGGTTCTAGTTTTTCACGTAGTTGAGGGTTAAGTAACTCTTCTAACGTTTTAGATGTAGCTCCTGCAGGAATCTCTCTGCCATCACCCTTAAAACCATAAGGTGATACTGGATCAGTTCTTTTGTCTTCTTGTAACTCTTTAGGAACTGCAGGATCAAACGTGACATTTTCGACTACTCCATCTGGTAATTCTGTTGGGTCAACGGTTAAAGGAAAATTATTTTTAGCAAACAATACATCTACAATTTGCCCATAAGCAGCTAGTGTTTTTGTTTTAGTAACTTTAATAAAGACACGAGACTTTTCAGCTTCAGTAAATTGTACTTCTGGCCCATATATACCACGATAGTTACGATAAGATCGCAGCCAACGTTCTTCATCTTGACGACGATAGTCTTCTGCACGATGATAGCGTTCCATAATAAATGGAATAATTTTAGATGTATCTGCATCTTCTTGTGTTGAGTCATCTGTATCCTCAAGAATTACAGCATCATCCTCAATAAATACTTCGTTATCTTCTGCCATTTATTTTTCCTTAATAACCAAACGTTGAGTCTGCTACTCTCATACCCATTGATCGTGTTGCATGTGGATCATAATCAAATATACTAAACCTTGGTCTTGACATTATACCATAACGTAAAGCATCATACAAGTGGTCTTCTGAGTGTGTGTCAATATCCTCTGGATTCTTTTTGTCCAGTGGTATAGCAGGTAACTGTGCTACCATATTAGTACAAGTGTTAAAGAATACTAGTCTGGGGTTTTCTGTAAACTCGTCTACTTGTAAACGTCTATGTATTTCGTTCTTACCTGCTACACGTGAACCTTTAGAACGATCTGATGGCCTCCAACGGCATCCACGACTAATCATCTGTTCAGCAAGACTAGGGCCAGTATCACCACGCTTATGCCACAGAGAAGAGTCAAGAACTCCATACTTAATGTTTCCATCTTCTGCCTCTAGGTCTAAGACCATATCGGCAAGGTCTGTTGCGAGTACTTTACTGACGTACAATTCTCTATATACAATAAGTTGCTCATCAGGCGCAACGGCAAACCACACAACAGCACTATGAGAACCATATCCATAATCGCAAGCCCTAAACTTAACCCAATTGTTTGGTATTTTAAATGGTTCAATCACATGTACATTACGATCAAACTCAGTGAAGGCTGCACCTTCTTTAATATCCCAATCACCTTCTAATAACTGTCTACGTTGTTGTTCAGGCAACGATAGTAGCATTGCCTCATAGTCACCTTGTGTACTTAGGTAAGGATTGTCTGAAAGACGTGCAGGTATAAACCTACGTTTGAACAAAGGTTTTCCTGCCTTTGCGTGTCCTGCAGGATATTTAAGCTCTTCACCTGTTTCAATATCCGTTGCATTAAAAGCCTTTCCATGTGGTGATGGGTCAATAAACATTTTCTTAACCCAATGATGACCTCTACCTCCAGGGTTTGTAGTTGCCCTCATAAAGATAGGTAAATCTGGTGCAGTGGACCGTAGACGAGATCGCATATAGTTCCATGCAAACGGGGTAGCCCATTGTGTCAACTCGTCAAAGCCTATCCAGCTAAATGCTAGACCTTGGTAACGGAGAACGTCATCTTCCCTGTCTAGGTAGGACATCCACAACCTCGCACCAGAGGGCGCAGTCCACTGCATCTTTCTTTCTGACCACTTAATTCCAGGCCATATCTTAGGGTACATTTCTTGAGACTTAAATATAAGTTCCCTAAGTTCTTCTGTAGTATGACGAAGCAGCAATCCTGAAAAAGCAGGATGCCCCATGTAACGTAAAGGGTCAGCTAACATGGCATATGATTTACCACCACCTGCGCTGCCGCCATATAAAACTTCACGTTCACCTGCAGCAAGAAACTCTGTTTGTGGTCCTGCGTTAGGTTTAAAGATTACGTTGTGTTGTTCCTCAATAGGAATCTCATCAACTATCTTTGCGGGTTCAGGCTTTGGCTTCGCTGTAGTCCGTTTCCTCGTAGTCCTCGTCGGCTTTGGCTCCGAGTCTTGTACGTTCAATTTCTTCCGCTTTGGCGATTGCCTTTTTCGCATAGTCTGCCCATCGGCGTAAGCTTGCAGCTTTGTTTTTTCGTTGTCGCTCATTTTCCAACCGTTTCCGTAATCCTACGTGAGATATATCTCGACCTGTATTTCGTGTTAGCCAGTTAGCTACTTCACGATATGAATACTGTTTAAGATACTTTTGTGCCTGTTCGAGCATATTAAGTTCATGTTCAATAGGTAAAAGTACATCAGGATCATCGGGGTCTACTTCGTAGCCAAATGGAATGGTCCTAGATATACGAGGAATAGGAACCCATTCATTGTTTTCTTTTATGTCAGTTGGTTGGGGTAACTTCCATTGTTTTAATGGTTTAGTCATCGTCATCCATTTGTTTTGGTGGCATTAGCATTACTCCACCTTTAGCTTCTACTTGCATTTTTTCTGTTTTAACTAGGCCAGTACGATCTAGTAGTTCTTTTGCTGCTGACATCTTATCACGAATACCTAGTTCCGTAGGATCGTACAAAGCACCTACCATAGCCATTGCAGCTTTAGGTGCATTACGTGCCATGTAAGCAGATGTAGCATCTAATATTTCTTCTTTTAAAGAGTTAATGATCTCAGTAGATGAAGTAGCATCCGAATACCCTGCAATCTTTTTTGCAGCTACAATGTCGCCACCCGCTTCATCAAATAAAACTGCAAGTAGTTTCTGTTGTTTTTCTGTTAATGCTCGTGTCATTTTAACTCTTTCTTCTAAACAATGCAAGCACAAAGTTTGATAATGCTTGACCTATTTGTGTCGGGGTAGGAAGTAACCATCCTAGTAATAAAAGTATCATTACCCAAGGTGGAATGTTTTGATTACTTATCCAAAGTTTTTCTACTGGACCTGCTTCTACTTCTTTTGTTTCTGTAACGATGTCACGTCCTGCGTTATTAGTTTCTTCTTCTTCGTAAGTAACTACAGCTTGTTTGTTCTCTTTACCTAACTGTGTATTAGCAGCAACATTAGTTCCACCTGATGGAATAAAAGAAGTTAAACCACAACTAGATAATAATAGAGTCAGGACTAACCATCGCATTACATCATCTCAAAATGTGGGCCATCAATAAATGGTCTACGACCTTGTGATCTACGTAGGTCAATATAATCATTCATTGCGTTTTCTGCAGTGTCTTCATAAAAACGAATGTCACCTTCTGACCAAGCTGCACCCCATTTTACTGGTACTTCTAGTTCGTCTGCTGCACGTGCCATAGCATCACAGATGTTATCATAAACATTAATTTCCCATATAACCTCAGAACCATCATATGCTACAAGGTCTACGGCATGTGAGTATCCATCTTCTTGAATAAGATGTTTAGACTTCATTGTTTGTGAACGTCCAGATGCTACAAGCTTTTCTTGTTCCTCTATTGTACGTACACCGTAAGTTACACCAAAGTCTACGTCAGTTATTTCAATAGCACGTTTAACAACTGCTACTAGATCAGGATGTACACCATCTAATTTATTTAATGATCGTTGTGAAAGTTTAAACATTATCGCATATCCTTACTCATTGCCACTTTGTTGCCCATAGGCTTACCCGCCATATAAGCTGTAGCTCCCATATACGCAGCAACTACACCAGTCTGTGCAATATAAAATAGCCCTAGCAAATCTGCTAGAGCACTTACACGTGAGTCTGACATAAATGGAGTAAACAAAAATACAGTAAAGATAATCATCATGCCCATAGCTACCCAAGCCATAAACTTTTGTGATTCAGCTTTTTCTTCACGTAGCTCTATTTCAAGCATACGTTCTTTCATTGCTACTTCTTCTGCGGTGATAACGCCATCACCATCTACGTCAAAATCAACTACCATTACGTCCTCCGAAAACGTGCAGCCGTTTTAGCTGCGCCTTTAGGTTGCTGAGAAAACTGCTTACCTGCTGCAGTATCTTTTCTTTTCTTTGCTGTACTAGCTGCATACTGCGAACTAGACATGTTTTTAATTGCTGCTTCAGGTAAGTAACGTTCTCCTGTAGCTTTTGGGCCTTGAGTCGAAGGTTTACCACTTTTAGTTCTCCACTTCTGTCGAGTCCATTTATCTAAGCTTTGTTGTGATTTTGCTTTAGCCATTTGACATTAACCATGCAAAGAATATGATACCACCTATACCACAAAGTACTAATAAACCTGATATAGTCCAAGTTATAATTGCTTCTTGTAACTCAGCCTTACGATATTCATGTTCTCTTTTTTGCTTACGTATCTTAGCTTCAATGCGTACTAGTTCATCCCAAGCTGATGGACCCATTGTAAAACTAATATAGTCTTTTAACTCACTACGCATTTGCTCTGCTTTACGTTTAGCTGCAAACACTTCCATTGCTTCAGCTTCAACAGAGCCGCCCATAGATTTCCACCAAGGGGGATTGTTTACTTGTTTCTCAGCTTGACCTAAGTCAGCCATATGTCCTGCCCACTGTGTTAGTTGACTAGACATGTCCTGTAAGTCCTTGCCTATTGCAAAGCCTTTTTTAAGTGCGTTGAAGGCGACAGTGGCCCCACTGATAATTGTCACTGGGTCCATACCGCCCTCTTAGCTCTTATATCCACCACCTGCAGATTTGTACTGCTTGGCTAACATTTGGGCTTTACGTGCAGACCATTGACCTGCGCCGCCACCCTTAGTACCTGCTTTAATCTTGTTAAACAAGTTTTTACGCATGGTTGGTTTTGTGTAGTTCCCAGCCGAGTTTACTGTAGACGTACTCCCGCCAACAGACATTTTTTTCTTT